GCCTATGTTAGGAGACATGGTTAGTGGAGATATTCATGAAGAACTGTCTCGCACTAATTTAGACAATTGTATGATGCAAATGATGTATGCTGCTAGTTCAATTGCTCAAGCCTTGATGTTCCTTGCCCCTCACTTTAAGACCATTAACGTTCCGTGTGTGGTGGGAAATCATGGGCGTATGACCCGAAAGCCTCCAATGAAAGATAAATACATGGATTGGGATTACTTGGCCTATCAGTGGATGGCAGCGTTTTGTGCCAGCCAAAAGAATATTCATTTTGATATACCTAAATCTTTTGCTCATATAGTAGATATAGCAGGGAAAAATGTCCTAATGTTTCATGGTGATGCTATCTCAGGTGGTGGTAGTTCTGCGTCTATTAGTCGCATGATTGGAAATATGAGGGGGGTTGTACAGTTTAAACAAGCCCTTGAAAGTACCATTGTTGAACATGATGGGGTTATGCCAGGAAACTTTTCAGATGTCATGATGGGCCATTTCCACCGTATAGATGTTATGGATATTGGTACTGGGTCAGCATATATATGTGGCACAATGAAGGGTGGGGATGAATTTGCTTTACAGCGCGTTCAGGCAATGACTCCTCCGAAACAAGTAGTTACTTATTGGCATCCACATTACGGAAATGTGGGTATGGAAGTAGTGTATCTCGATAGATTCGATGATACGCCAAGCATGTTTGGTGCTAATGTGGATGATGTGTGGGCTACTACATATGCCCCCTAAGTTTAAATCAACTAAAAAGACTTTTACAGACCGAACTGGTTATGATATGAGGCTCCTCACCCCTGGATATAGTGGGGAGCTTTCTCCTGAAGAATTAGAGGCTGTTCGGCATGAACTTCTTCGTAGGCCGGGGTTGCGGAAACGGTGGGGATTTGGTGAAAAGGAACACATTACAAAGAAAAAGATTCAAAGAGTTTCCTTAGAGGAGGATAATTCTACTTAACAGGTGACCTTGAGTATAATGTATTATGACTATTCAGATTCAAATAGAACGCGCCGTCACTAATTTTGTATTGGATTTTTTCCAGCAACAACACCCTGATAGGAAGTTTAAGATGAATTCGCAGGGTGAATTAGTGGTTGATGGGGTTGATGTAGTACAGCAGAAAGTAGAAGAAGCGTATAGTGGGGGGCAAGATGTGTCAGGCCACTATAGGCATAAGAAAGGAGGTGGATATACATGGGTACAATCGCATGTAAGGCAGAATACAATGCCCTCTGCATTAGAATTAGCCCAATTAGAAGCTCAACAGGAGGATTCCCCCACGATAGGCTTTTCTGTGGAGGAGACACTACAAAAATGTATGGATTCATTAAAACAGCCAAATAGTTTACAAAGATATTTATGATAGGAGCTAGATTATGGTAGATGTAAGTAAAGTAACCCCATTGCAGGAATATGTTATAGCACGACACTCCCGTATGGTGGGTAAAGTGTTAGATTTAATTGAAGTATCTATGCCTGACGGCACTCAATGTGAAAAACTTAAAAAATTGGTGCAAATCCCTCTATATGACTTTAGAAACGAAATTCTAAAGCTTACGGTTACAGGTGAAGTTCCTTTAGATGATGAAAATTGATAGAAATTATACTATAAAAATAGAAAGTAATCCAGAAGTCATAGTATAATATAGTAGTACGAAATTCGTACTGTATCTATTTATTTGTCGGGAAGTCGGAGGTGGCTTAGACCAACTTTCTGAACTAGGAAGGAGGATGCACATGGCACAAGACTATGACATTGTGGAAAGGTTGGAGAAACAGATGGAAGGCTCTAATCTTGCTCTTGCTGCTGTTGCGGAGGTCTTACACAAGATGGACTCCCGTATAAGTAAACAGGAAGATTTTGATATGGAGTTGGCTGAAGACGAACAGGATGCTGTTGAGAAGCAGGAAATCATTAAGGCCGTTGCTGGTGAAGTTTACGGTTTGATTAAAGCTGACCAGGGTATGCCCGACATGGACAAAGAAGGCTCTGCGAAAGAACGCAAAGCTGGGTCTATGCCTAAAGGTAAAGACGATTCTGAAAAGGCCGTCACTGTTGTTAATAAGTTGACAGACCAACAGGCTGCTATTCAAGCAATGCAAAAGCAGCTTAATTTGTTGAAAGAAGAATGGGATAATGACGAAGATGAGGACATGGACGAAGAGAATGGAGAGGAAGGGGAAGAAGAAGAAGAAGAGGAAGAAGAAGATGGGATTGGCCTGGCACGATATGCCGTTGAGAACGCTGAACAGTACCCAGTAATAGAAAATATGCAGAAACAGATTAATGAGTTGAAGTCTGCTTTGAAGGGCGCAAGCAGTATACAGAAAGCCGTTCAAAAGGAAACTGAGGGCCGTCTGAGGAAGATGGGCTTCCGTGAAGAGACTTCTCTTACCCGTCCTACCATTATCCGATATGAAGATAGCATCGGACTTGATGGAACTTCTCCCATTCAGAAGGAAGCTTCTGGTGGGGATACTGTTGACCAGATGATGCAGATGTCCTATCAGGACTTGCGTCGGTTGCAGGAAAATATTGAGAACGGGAATACGGATGGCGTTCCACGGGAACTTATTGGGGGATAATTTAAGACTAAAGATTAAGGAGATAAATTATGGCTAATCCATCCCTTGCTGAGTATATTGCTCAGTCACAAAGAGGGTTGTATCAGAGCGTATTTGGCCCCGGCTTCATGAAGAAAGCTGGTGCTGGTGTTGGGACTCCGTTCACGGTTGATACCGCTACTGGTATTTTTAATACCACGTATGGACGGAAAGTCTGGCAGGCTTTGAACAACCAAACTAGATTTTTTAATGCTATCCCACGTACTGTGTGGGGTAACACAGCTGGTTGGAGGATACGGTCTGACCGTGGCTCTAACCGCAGTATGCCTATTCTGGAAACTGGTAACCTCCCGACAGTAGATATTTCTGCTATCCAAACGATTTCCAGTTTGCCTCGCATCGTTGCTACAACCTTCGGTGCATCGGTCAAGTCAGTCTTCACCGCTCAGTTAGAAGGTGGTGTTGGTGACGTGCTGGCGTTGGAGAATGAAAACGCCCAGCTTGACCACATGAAGGAGGTCAACTTTGAGTTGTTGTCCTTGTCTTCTGCTAGGGCTACTGGTGGTAGTGGTAGTACTGTTGTTTTCAACAGTGCAGCGATTGCCAATAATTTCCATTTAGGTGATGAGTTTACCCGTTATGATGGTTCCGCATCTGCTCATGACCTTACCTCTGGTGTCACAGTTGGTGGTGCTTCGGCTACTGCCCACAGTGCTGGCACCGTAACCGTCGATACCTCTAGCCCTGCCTGGGCTTCTGGTGACTTGGCCTACGTATATTCCCGCGCTGGATTTACCAGCTTGGATGATATCGTAGCTGAAGACGGGGCTGCTTCGGGCGGTTTGGAAAGCAATGCTAGGGCTTTTGACCTAACGTTGGCTGCACGGACTGCCGGTGGTTGGAATGCTGCTGCTAACGTCAGCCATAACGCTGGCGTAGGCCGTGACCTCTCCCTCAATCTGATTGATACTTGTATCCAGAAGATTCGGGAAAATGGTGGTGAGCCAAAGCTCATCCTCATGGGTCATGACCAGTACTTCAAACTGGAACGTTTGTTGAATTCACAGCAACGTTATATGGGTCAGGAAGAATATCAGGTGGGTGTTGGCTCTGAGCGAACATTCCCCGGTACTCGTACTGGATTGGTATTGGCTACCTACATGGGTATCCCCATCCTGCCTGATGCTGATGTGCCGAAGAGCGTAAGCTCTGCTGGTGCTGTTCTGGGTAGTAACGTTTACGTGTTGGACACTGACTATCTTGAGATGTCAATTGCCCAGCCTACCCAATACATTGAGAACCGTGACTACTTCGCTGCTAACAGCTTGGTTATCAGGGGCTTGCTGTACACTCTTGGTGAGTTGCGCTGCAAGAACTTCTTTGTTCAGGCTAAAATCTGTGACCTAAGTGTCTAAGTAATTTGTTGGGGGGGTGGGAGCCTTTAGGCTCCTGCCCTCCCTTCTTGTTCTATTTAAGGAGGAGAAACTATGGCTCTTGCAATAACAGTTCCAGGCAATGCGTCAGATATGACGGGCGTTCCTGGGAATAATAAATATGTCATTAAACGAGTACGGTTTGATAGCAGTTATGTTACTAACGGTGAAGCTCTAACCGCAACTACGTTGGGATTGGAATCGCTTCATATAATGATAATTTCCATGGAAAAGAGTGGATATGTAGCTCAATATGATTATAGTAATGAAAAAGTACTCTTGTACGAGGCTGGCGCAGACGGAGCTATTTTGGATGAGGTTGCCAATGCGACGGACGTTTCCGCTGTGTATATCCGTATTCTAGCATTTGGTCGATAGTATGCCTTATGCCTGTATTGAATGATGCCTCTATAGAGGTGAACTTAGCAATCTATACAGAGCGATTAGATAGGTACATAGAAGGGCAAACCCAATTAAATGCAACGATTTGCAATAGTTTAGAGAAATTTAATGATGAACTCGATGAAATAAAGCATTGGAGAACTCGTATGTATGGGGCTAAATCAGCCTTCCTCGTTATGGGCGTTATATTCGTCCATTCTGCGGTAGTGCTGGGAAGCCTTATTGGTATAATGCGCTGGTTCTCACCTGATTAGGAGATTATATGCCAACTTCAGAACATTTTCCAGAGAACTGGCCTGAATGGGAAATAGACCCCAGTACTAGAAGTAGTGTACATCTATGGACTAAATATGTTCCGATTGACATTAACGT